GAACCGCCACAGTGCCAGAGGTAATCTGGTTACCGTTAATTGCAATTGAAGTATTTGCCGCCAATGTCAGTTGACCCTGCGCATTCACCGTAAACGTACCAACCTGCGTTGCAGAACCATACGCGGCGGCTGTTACAGCAGTATTTGTAATACTGAACTGCGTACCCGTAAGGGTCAGACCAGTTCCTGCGGTGTAGGCTCCAGAACCAGAGAACTGTATCCATGTCACAGGGCTTGTGCCAACAACCGTCACTGGGTCAGTCTGCACCCACCCCGTGCTTCCGTACAGAGTTCCGTAAGAAATAAATGTAAAGTCACCGCTTGCCATCTCAGCCGCAGTGTCAAAGTCAGTTGCGCGAGTTAGAACAAGTCCGCCCGTTGCCCATGTGTAAATGCCGTTGTTGGCGCTGGCAACTTCGTTTTTAACCAAGACACGGTCACCGTTAAGCAGTGTGTAGCCATCCAAAACGGTCAAAGCTACCGACAAGGTCAAGGTTGCCCCAACGCCAGCCGTTCCGTTGTTGTATGTAACCGTACCGCCAGTGATTGATGCTAGGGTTCCTGTTGTTGCCACCGCGCAAGACGCATGGACATGAAGACCCTCAGCCACAGCGTCCACATACTGCTTGGTTGCCAACTGCAATGCAGACGTTGGGTCTTGTGTCACAGCAATGGAGGTTAATCCACCTAAAGTAAGTGAAGATGCACCCAAGGCAATTGCCGTTGTTCCAACAGTCACAGAACTATTTGTAAGTCCTGCATTTGGAATTGTTGCGCTTGCGGTCATAGCGCTTGTGCCGTTGCCATACACATAGCCAGTCAACGTGTTTGCACCCGTTCCGCCATTTGCCACATTTAAAGTTCCTGCAAGGGTAATTACACCTGTTGTAGCCGTTGAAGGAGTAAACCCAGTAGAGCCAGCAGAGAAAGATGTAACACCACCAGTACCGTTGGATGCGGAAGTAATTTGACCTTGCGCATTCACGGTGATGTTGGCAGTTGTATAGCTACCGGCAGTTACTCCAGTTACATCAATACTAATTGTTCCTGTGGAGGTGATAGGGCCGCCTGTGAGACCTGTTCCAGTAGCAACCGATGTAACACCAGTACCTGTGGTAATTGAACCCCATGCGCCGTTTGCGTAACCTTCAAAGACGGCAGAGGTAGTATTGTAGCGTAATGCGCCATTAGAACCTGATCGCTGAGCAGTAGTACCACTAGGAACTATTACTGAATCCGTCCCTGGAATGATCGGATTGGATGCCAGTCCAATCACAGGTGAGGTATTGCCATTACTTACATCGATTTGATTTAATGTCCCTGCGATTGTTACAGGGGTTATCGTTGTACCACCTGCGGTAGCCAATAACCCTGTGCCTGTCGTTGCAACCAGGGCAGACAAAAGACCAGTTACAGAAATTACAGGGTTACCTGAGATGCCATCACCATTTGTGATGTTTAGCCCTGAAGTAGTTGAGAATGTGCGGTTGGCAACCGTATTTGCTGCTGTCTTAGCAATAAAGCCATTTCCAACAGTCTCTAAAGATCCAGATGTCCCGTTTAAAGCAATTTGTAACTGCCCTTGTGCACCTGTATCAGTGAGACCAATGCCTGTGCCTACTGCAAAATACCTGCTGTTTGCTAAGGCTGGCGTGTTATTAACTGTAACAAAAGTTTGAGTTAACGTAGGGCTAGAAGTTAAAGCGCTAACCGTAGTTTGAATGGTCTGACCATTCTGTACAACTGGAACTAGTTCAGTGCCTGTAAGGGCGGAACCAGTTGGAAGTTGTGAAATTCTTACATTTGACATATTATGGGCTTAGATTATCCAAATTTCCGTCTAAATCATCTTCAGATGTTTCTGGTGCTATACCAGACTCACCTGGCGTTTCTGTTAGATCATACGGTGTAGGATTGTTCACAATATTTGGATCAGTTGTAATTGCATCTTGATATTCTGCAATATCAGCATCGGGTCTAGGAAATCTTAATGAGATTCTTTCAGATTGACGAGCTGGTAGTCTATAAGGGTCAAACTGATCCGAGCAACCGTCGCCACAAACTCTAATCCCAGGAATATTACCATCAGGCCGAATATCCGAGTACGGTACTTTACGCTTACAGCGATCACAAATCGCTATGCTAAGTACAGTATTGCCTCGAGTGTTAAGCCATAGTGACATTATTACCTCGTATAGTAACTAATGTTAGGCGCATAGTAAATAGGAGATTTATCTCTTTCTTCTTGTTCTGCCATCGCCCAATATTTCTCTGCCTGTTGTTCACAGTACTGAATTCTGCCGGCTTCTACACTTGGCAATTCCATCGCCATCTGATGTGCCAACATGTTCTGAATTGCCAAATACCACCTTTGTGGAATCTCAATCTCGCCAGACAGAGCGCCCACATCTTCTACTTGGCGACTAACCCACAACTCCAGCTGTGGTTGAATGCTATTTGGCACTGGCCATAGTTCCATGTTAGGCTGTGGAATCGTACGATTAAACCAGTATTGCAAAGGCCTAAGCGATGTAAAACTACGGTTTGGCAACGATGAATAGTCATCTCTATTCATACGCGACATGTTGATAGCCATGGGCATAGTGCCAAACACAACCTGATAGAAACCCATGTTCACACCTGCGGATTGCTTAATCCTCCAATACGGTTGTGTCACAGTAGGCTGTAAGTCATAGTAAATCCATGTGCCTGATGCCCATGTAGTAGCACCGGGGCTATACAAAGTAACCCATGTAGCATTGTCTGTAGAGTACTGAATATCAACAGTGACTGAACCACTCACGGCTGGCAAAATACCAATCGTATTGATCGCCACAGGGTTGCCTGACCCATTACTAATACCGATAGAACCTGTATTTGTTGTTAACAAACAAGTTAGATCACCTACGCCATTAAATGCATTTAGTGTTGTACCAGATGAGCTATTTGCACCAGTACTAACTGCAGTAAGAGTTCTGTAGTTTGCATTTAGCACATCAACAGTGCCAACAGGTAAGTAATAGTTTTGTTGATCAGGTATTAAGCCAACAATGACTTTGTCAATACACCAATACTGAATGCCAAGGTTTACTAAATTAGAAAGTAAATAGTATAGCGATTGTTTAGATGCGGCAATTTGCTCAGATGTTAACTCTTCTGCAAGTTTGCCTGCACGACGAGCACCACTGTCAATAAGATTCTGAACAGTAATGACTGTCTGACCAACTGTTCCTGAAGTTGACATTATGTTCCTTTACCAGCCAGGACAATTCCACTTTTTCAGTGATGCTTTTGCTCTTGGTGCGTCGCCTTTTGCATTATTTACAACGCCAGACATTCTAGCACAGAACGAATCTTTTCTGCCTTTGTCAGCATCAGACTTTGGATGTGGTGCAGGTGCTTTTAACTTACTTCCTGTAAGCCTGTTTACCTTGTCTCGACCCTTCTTTGTAAGGCCTGCACCTTGATCAGTAGGTCGTTTTTCACCTCGACTGATTGATAGTTTTACATCGCCGCCAGACTTCTTACCTGCTGCAGTTTTAAAATCCATTGCAGTAGGCGCGCCTTTTGTCCCGGGTTTACGCATAAGCTCACCAGAACCCTCAGCAATACGCTCACGTTTTGCATGTATGTTATCCCATAAGCCGATCTTGCCGCCAGCTTTCTTAGACGCAGCATTCTTAGTTGCATAAGCAATAGCCACTGCTTGTTTCTGTGACTTACCTGCGGCCATTTCAGCCTTGATGTTGGACTTAAAAGCTTTGTCAGATTTTGATTTGATTAAGGGCATATAAATCCTCAGTCAGGGTTCTGAATGTAGATACCTTCAAACTCAGCAGACGCATTAGAAGTTCCTGCTGAAGCAATTGCCCTAATTTCAATGTCTGTCTTTTCAGCAAAAACAAGAGGGGTGTGCAAATCAAGAATGAAGTCACCATTACCAGCAACCCTAGCCGAAGTTTGTTGTCTAAAAACTCCGCCCAATGGACGCTGATTCATTTGAAAGTTTGTCCAAGTATTTGCGGTTGCGTTTCCAGATGTGTAGAAAACTCCCATCAAATACAAGGTGTACCCAGCAGGTACAGTCCAAAATGCCATTTGCGTTTGGTTTGCACCAATAGCAACCATGCCGTATATGTTTGCAGGGACGCCAGAAGTAACAGTGCCAGTGCCAGCGTAAATAGTTCCTACGGCAGTTGCACCAGAACCCGCTGTGGTTACATACATACGAGAAATACGCAAATAACTGTTGCCAGTGTTGACTGCTGTTTGCCCATTTAAAAGGACAGACTCGCTAATTTCGTTGTAATTTGCATCAAGACCAAAAATAGCAATTGATCTTGCGCCAGTGCCAGCCGACGCGTCATCCGCGCTGGAACTAGAAATTTTCATAACAGTTGCGGAGGCAGGATACACATATGTTCCACCTTGCGCCCAAACTGTTTCAATAGATGTACCGACATCGCCATTGATGCCAAACTTAAATAAGGCTTTGTGACCATCAACTTGCCCACGGGCTACTTGCAGTTCAAATGGCTCGTATGCGCCTTGACGGGTCGCAGAAGAATAAGTTCCCATGTTTTTTCCTTAAAGAAGTGGGAGCCGTAGCCCCCCACTCAGTTTAGCACTTTTGCATTTTCTTGTTAGTGGCAAAGCCACCTGCATTCATACAAGACATAGAGGCATGACCACCATCTTTATAGCCTGCAGGACCTTGCTTAATACCTTTGGTACCGCCTTTAACGCTAGGCATTGGGTTGCCTGTGTTTGTAGTCTTCTCGTACTTCTTGGCAATAGCCATGCCTTTAGCAGCAATGCTTCCACCCATCTTATAGCCCGGCATGCGCACACCACTAGTCATTTTTTTCATGTCTGGACGTGTGGCCTCTAATCCGCCAGCAAGACCACCCATCACATTAGGGCCGGCTTTTGGCGCCATGTTGCTCATTCTAGAAGACATGCCACCTTTACGCAGTTTAAGGTTAGTACCTTTACCACCTTTGTGTTCTTGCATATCATGTTGCTTCATGGCTTTTTTGATCATGGCTTTGTCTTGCGACATGTCAGCTTTGCCACCTTCAGCTTTGCCGCCATTTTTCATTTTGCCACCGTGCATCATCTTGCCACCGTGCATCATTTTGCCGCCATTCTTCATCTTGACCTCGTCAACTGAAGGCTCAGTGGTCATCATCTTGGGTTCACGTTTAAAACTTGTTGCCATGATTTAAGCTCCTTAAGCTTGTGTGACGCCAAGAGCGCCAATACGAGTTGCATT